CTTTTATTTTCATTTTTCTTTTTTCTCCTTTTATTGAAGCTTGTAATGCTTCAACCATGACGGCTTCCAACGGCTTAATTCTGGCCAATGGAATGCCGGGCAGAACATCGCTTGTGAGCAGGGTGAATGGGGGGTCGAGGAAGGTGAAGCCTTCGCATTCGCCTGTCACGCATTGTCCGCCTTTGCAGTTGCCTTCTAGGCTGATGTTAACTATGCGTTTTGAGTCTATGAGTTCAGTCATTTTTGCGCCGTTGCAGATGGGGCAAACCGCGGTTTTGGGCACTTGTAGGATTGCTTCTACGGCTCCGTCCTCGTATTTTCCGTCTACCGTGGTCAATGTGCCCCACCTGTTGCCCGGCCTGAACCAGAACTCTTCTTTATGGTTTAAGCTTGGGTGTTTGCCCTTCAGCGAGAGTGCGGCGGCGATGAGGTCGCGTTCCTTGTACAGGTTGCCGTTCATGCTGCGCACTGGAAAGCCGACGGTGATCTGGTAATACTTGTTATCTTCGTCTTCTCTGAGGGGTCTGAGCATGTCTTTTGCCCATCGGAAACTCTCTTGGCACTGCGAGTAGGGCTTAGATTCGTCCAGTTTGAGTGCTCGTAGCCAGTCGTAGTATTCACTTTCGCCCCTGTCTTTCTCCTTGTAGTAACTGACGAATTCGCTGTAGATTCTGTCAAAGTCAAAGCTTCTCATGTTCTCATCCTTCGTTGTGACAGTGAAGACAGTAACCACTGAAATTCAGACCCGTAATATCCTGCCCGCAAGTCTTGCATTTTGGCCAGCGAGTCACTTCTTTCTGTTCGCAAGCCGCTTTAGCCACGTAGTAGTCGGTGCTTTTGAACCTGCGGAACCTGCGAGTGTCACCTTCCTGCCCACTCATGGTTCTATCTCCATTCCTATGTCACCATAATAGACCGTGCGTTCTAACCTACAACGGCAGTTCGGATGAACATGAGGCAAAATAGTTTCCAAGTCAACGACTTCCAGAAACGGGAACAGGCTTCTGAGCATGGCGCCCGTCAGCGTCTGGTTCTCATACTCTAGGCAATCATCACACACGACGTTGTCAAACTCGGCAGTGAAAACCCACTCATCGTTCACGGAGAAGAAGGTGATTGCGGTTGGCGCGTCGATGTTGATGCGTTTCTGTGCTTCAACCACAGCTACGGCAATCGCGGCAACATATTCACTTGTCAACTGCAACGTGAATCACTTTATCGTCCAGTTGTAGCAACTTGTCCTTTACGAATTCTCTGAATCTTTTCTCCCGCTCCTGCTCCCACGTTTCTGGGCAGGCCCGCTTCATGTGCGCAGTTATCACGCGGTCAGCCATCTGGAACGCTTCCGTAACTTTGAGTTTGCCAGCGTGAAAGTTTTCGGCAATGATGCTTAGTCCTGTTTGCAGGTCATTCAGCCTTTCAGCCAATTTCTCTATGTCCTGCTCCGGCTTCTCGGCGGGCTTGCCAAAAGCCTTCTGTCCAAACGGTTGAGGTGCAGGTGCTTTTTCTTCTTCGGGGTCTGGCAAATCGTTAAAGAAGCCTTTAAGCAAATGTTGCACTTGGTTAAATGCCAATGCACTTTTGCCTTCTGTGCCTTTCGCACCATACAGTTGGGCAATGTCTGAAAGCGCCATGTGTTCGAGCCCTGTTTTGGGTTCACCCCAGACGAGACGAGGCACGGGTTCACCGCATTGTGGCTTAAAACAGTACCTTTCGATCCTGCGCTTAATGTAGCGTTGGACGCCGTTGACGAGGCGGTCTACGCTTTCCATCATCACAGTCGCACTTGCTTCCGTCGCGTTCTTCAGGTAAAGCAGAAGCGGAGCGTGTAATCCCTCGCAAATCTGGTAATATATCAACTCAATGTACGGAATGAAGTCCTGACGCATGGCTGGCTCCATGATTTTCCAGCGTACTTCACCCTCGTTCACATGCCCAATGAATACTGCTTCGTCCACGTCGCGGTCTGTGAATGCGGTTTGTAAACTTGTTTTGTCTCTACTCGTTTCAATAATGGGAATGGGATAGGCAAGCCGGTGAATGGCTTTCGGCATGTCTTGGTTCATTTTGGCACGTTCGTCAAGCAACGCACCGATAGGTTCTAAGAGGCTTTTGCCATACGTGCCTTGTCCAAACTTGAAGAAAAGAATATCTTCCTCTTTCGTCCATGAAGTGATTATGTCGCCTATGCTACGTTCTTGCGTGTACTTTTGGAATTGACCTTTCTTGTCGGTATAGACGTAGAAGGTTTCAGGAGGCAACGGTTTCAAATCGTAATCTTCAATAACCTCAACCGGACAAAAACCTTTGTGAAGCATGTTGTAACAGATTGTCTGCGAATCTTCGTCAAGATTCACTCGTTCCGCATACTCGTCTATTAGTTTCTTGTTCTTGTGGGTAGGTGCGTCTGGTTCAGCAGGTTTGCCGTCTTCCTCCGGCATGACCGTGTGAAAGCCCACGCCAGCAATAATGTTAGTCAAAACCTCTAATGCTACTCGTGCTTCTGCGTCGTTGCCCCACTTCTCATAATTTTCCATATTTGCCGGATGAGGCTGGCGGTCTGTCCAACTGTAACTGGTTTCAATCTTGCCTTTTGCCGCTTCCTTGTAGACTCTACCGTGAGCGGCTTGAATTGCTTCTCTTCTAGTCCAAGGCCAGTTTACCATGGTATGTTACCGCTTGAAACTTCAATAGGACCACGCACCTGTGCAAACGCACCTGAACACGCATCCACCTGATCATCATGCAACCCGTCTGGAAACGCTTCAACCTCATCCAGAAACACGCCGTTCCAAGGCGCGTTGACGATGAAGATGTTTCCTGCTTCAGCCGCGCTCGACACTGGCCCAGCTCGCTCGGTTTTGGGTCCGGTGGTTTTGACTCCTCTGAACTCGAAGCCAGCAAGTACATTTCTTGCGTAGTGACTTATGATGTCCACGCCACTGGAGCCAGGTTCTTGTTCCATGTAAACCGGAACGACTTTAGTATCTAACATAGCTGTTTGGTTGATGAGTTGCTCAACTACCGGTGGTGGTTTTCTGATGCGTTTCACGTCGAGAACCCAATACTGCCCGGCTTTTTCGCCTAAAAGCACGCCTGCGGTCCAATCTGGTTCTTTGTTCTGTGGTTTAGGTTCAGTGGAAGCCTTATCCCAAAACCGTACTGTCTTAAGATCAGTTGGTGCTTCTGGCACGATTTTGAACCATTCACGCTGGAACATGCTTCCGCCGTGGCGTGCTGTCCAGTCGCCATCCAAATACTGCCGTCGCGTGATTGGGTCGAGTTCGCTGAGGCTTTCAACGTATGTTCGTTTGTCTAGGCTCGGATTGTCTTCTAGTCGTGCGGGTATGAATATTCTGCCGTATGTTGGGCCTTCAGTGATGAAACGTTGCTTAACCCAGTCGTGCCCAACGTTGCCAGGGTTGCTGGCTGCTCTCATGCGCAGCGGAATAGGACTACGTTCTAATCGTCTAAGCCTACTGAAGAGGTAGCGGTACTGGCTTTCTAGGAACTGCGTGAGTTCGTCGAAGCCTATGTACTGGAATTCTGCTGATTGGTAGCGGTACTTGTCCTTCTCGTTTTCGAGGTAGCCAAACGTCAGTTTTGCGCCTGAAGGAAAAGTCCAAGTGTGGTTTTCGCCGTTCCAATGTGCTTCTGTTCCGCTTAGCCACTCGTTTGCTCTGTCCATCAAGGCTTTCGGCAAGGCTAAATCGTTGAATGTTCTTCTGAACAGTATTGCGCTGTAGCCTGGCACGTCCACGTATTGAAGTGCAGCCATAAGTAGGGCGTCGCTTTTGCCTCCGCCCGCGGCTCCGCCGTACAGTGCTTCTTTGCATCTAAGCAGTAGGAACTGGGCTTGCTTCAGATGTGGTTGATGTGGAATCCACTTGTTGTCTAGGATTGTCAGTTTGAAGTGTTCGGTTAAGTTCGCGAGTAATGAGGGGTTCGTATTCTTGCAGGTTGCTTGTGATTGTTGCTCCACGATTGTCTTCAACCTTTAGGTTCTGCTCAATTTTCTGTGGCATCAACACAGATAGAAACCGCACTAAATCGCGGTCTTGCATTTGGTTTATACGTTCTCTCAGTTTACTCAACACTTCATTTGTGAGTAGTTGAGGTTCTATTGCGAAGTTTTGTCTTAACCAATTAACGTGTCGACTTACTGTATTTCTGTGCTTCTGGGTTCCTAGTGCTATTTGCTTTTCTGTTTTGCCTTCTCGTAATAGTTGAAGAACTATGGCTGTGTATTCTGTGTTTCGCACTTTTCTGCACCATTATGAACTAGGTCTTTTTTTGCATTTCCAGCACGTTCCGAACTCTGGAAGGTTGTAGCTTCTGCAGTTCCAACAAACCCAAATCATTTAGCAGAGTCCTTCAGTGGTTTGTGTGAAATTTCGACAGTTAGGTGATACCGTTGTGCAACAGTTGTAATGTTGTTCGGTTCTTTGATACAATCATCCAAAAAAGACATAAACATTTTACCGCCAAGATAACGAGGTGGGGGATAAAGATTTTCTTCATTGTAATACCAATGCACAACCATTTGCGCGACATCAACCATTTTTACTGCTTCCTCACCGTTAGTTTCGGCTAACAGAATTGTGTCGCCTTCCTTTTTCTTGCCTGGAATAGTTCTAAGCTTCATTGCCCCACGATTTCCAATTAGGTCTTTGTTTTCTCGCAAATAATTCCAAATATGCTTTATCGGGGTACATTGCCTCGATGAGTTTGTATATTTCCTCTGGCTTCTCACTGTGTTCTTTAACTTCCGCTTTTACGACAGAGGAAAAACGATTCGATTCTTCAGGTGGATGAGCCTTACCTTTTGTTCCAATAAGTAGTAATTCATGTTGCCCTCTAACATAGAACCCTGTTCCAAATTTATCCTTCACCCAAACTATGTTGGTCTTATATTCAAAACCCCATGTCTTCATTACCTGTAGTGCGTCTTCCAAAAAGGGGTTTGTAGTCCATAAGAATAACACAGCATTTTTAGAAGTAGGAATTTGTAGTTGGCAAATTTCTTGTGTGCCCAAAACAGGATAATGACTATTCGGACTTGAGGTTAAGAAGTCAATGTTATACTTCCAAGGTGGGTCAGCATAAATTATATCAAACTCACCAAGGGGCATGGGTTTAATTGTTATTTTACTCTGATTTGCCCAAGCAAAAACTGATGGAAATTGTGCAATGACATTGCAAAATTCGGTTTCCGTCATGTCCCCTAATTCAAGCATGTAATAGAATGTGCGTCTTCCAATTCCCCATTCTTGTAAAGCTCTCTGTTGAACTGCAAACTTCCATTTGGTCTGCTTATACCCTGAAGCAATAATTTCTAAACCAGCTTGCCGATACTTATGGAATGTATCTAAATGTAACTGTTTCAGAATTTCCTTTATCTTTTCGATTATTTGTTGAATGTAATATTGCTCAGTTTTTTGACTCATTCTCTGACCTTTCTTTGTCCTTCTTTGCCGTTGTTAACCATTCTATGATGTGTGGAACGTGTTCGGACGCGTTTTCTAGGGCTTTCTGCACTTGCGGGTTTTTGGATTGGTTAGCCCTGTTGATTTCCA